TCTAACATTCTCTTTTGTGTATTGATTACATTTAAATCTCTACCAGTTGCGTCTATGACTAAACCTAATCTACCTTGCATATAAGTGTCTAATTGAGTTGCAGTAGTTATTTTTGCTTTGGCTCTTACTATGTTTCTAAAGTATTCTTCAACATCTGGCATCTTTAAAGATAGACCAGCCTTTTTCATTGCTCTTTCAAATGCTGCATCTGAGTTTACTAACTTTAGACCTGTACCGCCAAAGGCACTTCTAGTTACAAATGTTTTACCACTACCAGGTCCACCAGCCAAGAAAAAGGCTTTAAATATACCTGGGTCGTAAACACCCTCTTGCAATATTTGATTTAGTTTTTTCATTAATTATTTACTTTTGCTCCAGCTCTCCATTGATAACAAGACCAATATCTTGCTTTTGTTTTTGGTCCTGGGTTATCACAATTATGTCTTGCTCTAAATGACTTTCTTCTTGCTGGATCGTCTCTCTTAATTGATAAACCAGTCGTATCACCAAATGATACTTTTTTTACTTTGTCGCCATCTTTTACATAAACATAAAACTTTTTAGAACCACCTCTAATCGGGTCATTTAATTTTACTTTTTTACCTTGATATTCTGCTTCTTGTAAAGGCTCACTTTCATGTTCAAATATTACTTCGTCACAAGCCTTATCGTAGTCTTCAAACTCTTTAAATCCTTTTGGCATTAACTCCATCCTTTCGGCATTGTGAAGTTGGCTCTACTAAATTCTAATCTATCTACCAACTTAACTGCACCTGCTACTTTATCTACTGCCACATAACCCTCTGGGCTTGTCACTCTATAACCAGTAGATGTTCTTAAAAAATGTCCCACACTTTGTATCTCACTCATCTTATTAATAAGAAAGTTTTTAGCATTTTGTAATGTGACATGCGATGCGATAGCCATTACCAATGCGTTTTTATTTCTATCAATATATCTCACGTTTGTTTTCATCATATCTTTATACTTTTGTTTACCTGCTGCTGTTTTTCTAGCGTCTATTTCTGCTTGTAAAATATTTACATAATACTCTCTAAACATATCTACTAATTGTCTAACCTTGGCCATATGACCTTGTGTGTTTCTAATATAGTGATTAAAAAATGTTTTTAATCTAAAACCTACACTTAAACCATCAGCAGAAGATTTACTCATTTCATCTAATAACGGTGCTGCTTTTAGTAATGATCCTTCTGCCATTCTTAATCTAGCGTTGAATTGTGTTAGTTCACTTCTAGTTAGTTTTACTTGACCTGATACGTCTCTATAACCAGCACTCGCTAGAAATACGTTAGTCGCTCTTCCTCTAACGGTACCAAACCCTGCAGTCATACTATCTAAAGTTTTACCTGTATATTTTGTGTGAAAAACAATCCCCATCTTGGCTCTACTAATTTGTCTTCCTATATTAGAAGCCACAGGAACTGCATATGTAATTGTATTTGGTGTAAATGAAATCATTGCGTCACCGTCCATATCTATTTTCTTTAGATCAGATCGTGCAAATAAAAAGTCACCTTGTAATACGCCTTTGATACCAAGACGTGATAATTCTCTTAATGCAATTGAAAGTTTTGTTGCCAACTCACCAGAGTGATTTTTTCTTATGTCAGCGTTTGTGTAATTTATCTTTGGATTTTTATTAAAGACAGATTTTGTACCAACAAAAAACTTTCCGTTTTCTGGATTAGTACCACAGATGATCGCAGGTGCGCCATCCCATTTGACTGTCATATTAACTTTTTTATTAGAAGAACCAGCCAACATATTTCTTATTGACTTTAAAAAGTTAATAGCATTTTGACCACCTTTTGATCCACGATTTATTATATCGTCTTCAAGGTGTTCTAAATGTGTATTTCTATCTTGTGTTGTAAAACCTTTAAAACTAAACATTTCTCTCTCATATATTCCATAAATTTATTCAAGTCGTCCATATAAATCAATTGTTTATTATATTTATACGTTTAAACTCTTGTCCAGAGAAACTTTGGTATGCCACCATTGACTTGCCATACCTTATGTTTGTTTTGAAATTTAACTAAATTAAATGCATCTTCTTCAAAGAAAAACTCAGAAACTACATTGTTTGTAGGTTTCTCTATGACTTGCCATATTATATCTTTTTTCTTTTTCTTCATCTTTTTAACATAAGATAAAGTGCCTGTCATACTTCCAGGTCTTTTATCGCCTTTTTGAAATCTAACTTTTTGTGTTTTTCTTTTAGGCATTAAAGTATATTCATGTCCCAAGATATAATTCTTTTTATTTGTTTTGATTTGTGAGGTTCTGTAAAATGTCTAACAAATTTAGGTGTAACAACTATATCACCTTCGTTAACCTTTAAAGGATAATATATTGTTCTATCACTATAAAAATCATTCCATGGTTGTAAATACTGTGTTACTGCTGCGTCTTTAGGCATATTTAAATATAATATACCAGCAAGACCAATTGAACCATGATCGTGTGGCGTATGATAGTCGCCCCTTTTATAAGACACTGACCATATATCTTGTATTTGAATATCTTTTTTTAATCTTTGTGATAACATACCTAATTCTTCACCTACAATGCTATTGAAAGCGTCAGCAAAACCTGTTCTATCTTTTTGTCTATTTGTTGAAAAAGTTTGCATACCATGTTTACTTTCAGGAAATGCTTTACATAGTTTTTCTAATTGTGGTTTTTTCTTTTTAAAATTTAAAGTAGGTATTGACCATACAGGAATATTAAATAGTGTATTCTCTATCATTGTATCTCCTTCTTATCTCTTTTGTATTCTAAACCTAATTTACTATATACTTCATCTATCGTATCTTCCACGTGCCAAAAATTATCTTTTGTCCACAGTGCCACTTTTTTATTAGCAGTCAAATCTTCATATACAGATATTATATGATCTGTATTAATTAGAATTGGCGAACCTTCATAAGGTGGATTTGCGTTTTTAAATGTAACAAATTTTGCCATATTATCTCCTATAATTTAAAGTCAGAAAACTTCTCATATGATTCTTCAGGTGTCGGATAGTTTTCTTCTTGTTTTAGTTCTTTACCACCTACTATATTTTGTGCTGTGTTTTCCACATCATATAATCTCATCTTTGCTCGATCAACGCCTACTATGAACGATCTATTAATTGCAGGGTCATTGTATCTATTTTTTAATTGTTTTACTTTCATTTGTCCTAGTCCCTCTAGTTCTTCATTTGACATAAGAGCAAACATAAAATCAGCAGTCGCTGGTAAACCAAACGATTCTGATGTGTCTTCTAAACCAATATCTGTACTTACATAACCAGTTCTAGTTGTTTGTGTTGCACTAAAAATAGGCACATCAAACTCTACAGCAAGACCTCTTAATTCTTCAGCGATTGCTTTCACATAGAAATAAGATGATATGTTACCACCTCTAAATCTACTTGACGCACATATGTTTAAGTAATCAATAAAGATAACTTGTGGTTTAAAACTTTTCTTTAACGCAAGTTCATTCATTAGAGCTTTGAAATGACCACTATGAGCTGACGCAGTAGGATATTCTTTAATAACTAATCTACCATTAGTTTTATTTTCTAATTTTTTTACTTTATTATCGTATAAATCTTTTGGCATACTTCTAATATCGTCCATAGATATATCAAATAAGTTAGCGTCTATTCTTTCAGCGATACGTTCTTCAGCCATTTCTAGTGTAATGTATAACACATTTAAACCTTGTGTTAAAAACGCTGACGCAGCATGACACATAAACAAAGACTTACCAACACCAGTGCCAGCCAATGCAATATTCAAAGTCTTACTAGGTATACCACCTTTTGTAATTCTATTGAAATAAGATAAATCAAAAGGGAATCTTTTTTCTTTTGTATGGTACCAATCAAATCTAGCCTCAGCATCTTCTATGTAATCATGGCCAACGTGTTTATCAAAACTTACACCTAACGCCTCACCTAGTAAACTAGGTAATGCCTCTGGTGTTCTAGTTTTATCTTTACCATCTAATATTTTAATACCATCTAGTACAGCATTATGTACTGCTCTATCTTTACAAAACTTTTCTGTTGTATCTAATAACCATTGTAAATCTGTATCTTCTTTTGTGACAGAGTTTACTAAATCTTTTACATTTTTATATTCTTCTTCGTTTAAATCTTTTCTATTGTTAAGTTCAATTAAGATTGTTTCTTTTGTAGGTAAGTTATTATATTTCTGTACAAACTTATCTACCTCTATGAATAGTAATCTCTCGTCTCTTTTAGAAAAATAATAAGGTTTAATAAATGGAATAGCTTTTCTTACAAAGTCTTCATTAAAAAACAAACTATTTAATATTGTATTTTCTATTCTATCATTCATCTATAAACAACTTTCCATTTTTTAATTGTTCTTCAACACACTCAATTAATATGTCACCAATATAATTTCTAAAATCATCTGACTTAATATCTTCTTTATTAGGATTAGCCATTATATCATAAGTAAACTTTAACGGTATCTCACCATTATCATTTTCTGTTTGAGAAAACTTGACATTATTGTACTTATAGATAATGCCTTCATACTGGCCATCCATAATTTTGATACAACTAAAATCATCACCTTGTCTTTGAGCAAAGGCGTATCTTTTATTGTTCGTCTTCTTCTGATCCGTACTGGAATTTTCGTTTTGCGATTTCATCTATCTTGTCTAATACCTCTTTTGTAAAATACTTTTCAGGATCGTCATTTATATTCTTACCGAAAACTTTAGACCCATCTGGCATTTCGTATCTAGTAGATACTTTCTTAAAGATACCAGCCTCTTCAGCGAGACCAATAAGACCATAGTATTTGTCTAAACCTTTTTTGTAAGTTAGTTTTACATCTATTTGTGCGTTCTCTTTTGTTAACCTTGATTTGTAATTTTTACAATGTATTATATTTCCAACGACCTCGGTACCGTCTTTTTCTTTTCGTTTACCAAGATAGACTATTGATGATGCAGCGTATTTCAAACCACTACCGCCACCCATTTCTTTTTGTGGGAACATTGAACCAATGACATCATAAGTGTGGTTAGTCATTATCATAGGCACATTTGCTTTACCTAGTTTCAATGTTAAAACTCTAAATGTAGATTTGACTATTTGTGATCTAGTCATATCTCTTGTTTCTTTACCAGCTGCTGTATCTTCCATTTCTTTTGTAGTAGATAACATACCTAAACTATCTAATACAAACATTAAAGGTTTTCTATTTGCCTCTGGTTGTTCTATATACTTGTCTAAAATCTTTATTGATTGATTTCTAAATTCTTGTACTGTTGCAACTGGAACAACTACCATTCTTTTACTATCTACACCACGACCTTCAATCATATCTTTTGAAATCGCACTTTCACTTTCAAAGTATATTACCCCAGCATCTTTGTCCATATCTAAAAAATGTTTACAAATACCTAATGCGAAAAATGTTTTACCTGTTGCTGCCTCACCAGCGATTGCTGTGATCTTATTACCTGGCATACCACCATAGATACTACCTGATAATAATGCGTTAAATGAATATGAACCTGTGTCAATAAAACTAGTGACATCTGCACTATCTACACCATCACTTACTAGTGACGCATATTCATTACCTGTTTCTTTGATTATATCTTTGAGAAAATTACTCATATCAATTGCTCCATAAATTTATTGTTAATATTATATACTGTTTTATTTATATTGTCAAGTCTCATACCATATCGAAATTTATTATACATCTAGGGCCTTTTGTAGGTTGTCCTGCAGTATGCCAATAAAAACCATCAAATACCACTACTCTACCTTGTTTTGGGATAATATTTTTTTCAATTTTCATATCCTCAAAGTAAGGTACATCATTTACATCTTTACTTTTATAATTATATATTATCGTATTACCATCACTATCATTTACATAGTATAGAAAAACTGTATGCGGAATTTCTAAATCTAAATGTGGTGTATCAACACCTTTACCTGTAAATTTTTTATCTAATGGTAATTGTAAAAAACTTCTAACCTTATGAGGTATTAATTCTTTTTTGATTTTCTTGTTTACTTTTTCAAAAATTTTTGATATTTGTATATAGTGTTCACTATTAACTTTACCATCTATCATAAAATTATGTTTGAAACCAGGGCGTGATTGATACTTATTATCTTTTTTAGATATATCACTACAATAATACCAAGGAAAATAATCATCTTTTAGTAATAAATTTTTTAAATCTACTTGATCTTTTTTTGATATAATATTATCAAATACTTTCACTTGCTCTCCACTTTTTTCTCATACTAATATAAAACTCATCTTGCGTTACAAGGTCTCTATATGTTTTAAATATTCTACCAGATATTGCTTTTTGACTTACTAATGCGTCAAGTTCTTGTGGTCTTACATTACCATTGTTATCATACTTTTTACCATCTTTATGGTTAGCATATCTTCTTGCTCTTGTAAAACCCATTTCTAAAAATTTTCTACACATATCCATACCTACAAAGTCTTTTTTGATACGATAATCTAAATATAAATCAAATATTTTTTGCGCTGATTGTTGTGCTATGTATGGTGTTTTAAATCGCCAATATTTACAGATGTCATCTGTGTATGGTCTAACTAATAATACGCCTTGTTCACCACGACCTATTCT